ACCCGGTTTATAAAGAAATTGGTTTGTTGGTAAAGTTGCAGATTGTGCACTTCTTGCTCTTGTTGCTGCAGTTGCTTTTGGTGCTTTTGGACCGTTTAAATGTATTACACTGCCTGTTTGTAGTAAAGCACCAGAAGCATTAAGCCCCATTACAGCACCAGATGATAACTTCATAACACCGCTACTTAATATATCTACTGTTGAATTGCTGTTAATCTTTAATTGAGATGCAGAAAATATATCCATACCCGCACTAGTTGTAATTTTTCCAGATGTACCTACAACCACATCCATAGATGAATCAGTTGTTAATCTTAATGCGTTTCCGAAAGAACCATCAAATGTACCACTAGTTGAAACTGATATATTACCATCTGTAAAAATATCAAAGTTACCAGGTGCTACTTTTATTTTTTTATCACCATCTACGGATAGTTCATCATGTTCTGTTATAAATTCTCTTCTGCCCTTTTCAACCTTTAGATGTGATTCTCCATGAACTAATTTATGATCATTCAGACCAACTTCTACTCTTCTATCTCCATTTTCTATTAGAGTTTCTGAATAACCATCAGTAACATGTAAATTATCAAATTTACCATCTATTCTGGTGTCTCGACTGCCTCCTATTTCATTCACTAAATCTTTTCCAACAACCACATGCATATGACCTGTTACTTCTAAATTATAATCACCATTTACATTGTGATTGAAGTTGCCATCCTTTTGGGTTAGATTGATATCACCATCTTGTAAAAGAATATTTGCATCGCCACTTTCTAGTTTTAGGTTGCAATTTCCCTTTTTTAGAATTAAATTGACATTTGAATTTTCACCAACTTCAATATCAAAATTTACATTCTTTGAGGGGGTACTCTCTGTGTTTTCGGCATTAACTACAATTTTTAAAGCTTTATCTATAGTAACATTACAGAAGCCATCAATATGAACATAATCATCTCTTAAAATACTTGTATATCTGTCTCGAACTACCTTAACATTTTTGTCACCATTTGGATGGAATTCTTCAAAAGTACCGGAACGGTGAAATATGTTCAGTCTTTCAGAACCAGGAGTATCATCAACTTCTATAACATGCCCAGATTCAGATTCATACACCTTATTATAAGGATACATCTCCTCTACGGGTTCTCCCTTTACCTTACCGTATGGTGTCTCTGGTTCGTTCCAATTACCTTGTGTTTCTGTTACTGACATTGTTTATTTCTCTAATTTATTTATTAAGTTTATCACAATCATTACAACCACAATCACCACATTCATTATCTCTATCTGGATTATTTGCATCTGATTGATTTGTTATCTTCTTGGTAGCATCTACTACTGGAACTTTAACACCATTTAAGAGAATATTTCCAAAATTATCTCTGGTTATAGCCATTCCGTTTATGCTTGTTTGATTTCCAAATCCACCACTAAGATCATTAGAACCAACTTGTTCTACTGGTGTCGTAGTGGTTTGCTTTTGATCTCCAAGTTTGTTATTATTTGCATCTTGTACATCATTTGGTGAAGTACTTGAACCTGTTGTTGTTGGTACATATGAACCAAAATCTCTAGATCTATTAACAAATCCGGTTGATGTTGTTTGTCTACCACCAGATGCTGTTGTGCTCAATGTTGTTCTTGCTTTTTGCTCTACATCATTTTTAATCTGTTGAGTTCCATTTCTGATATTATCCATGTTACTCTTATAGCAACCTGCAGCAGCAGAAATTGATACTGGTAAGAAATTATCAACTCCTACCCCACCAGCACCGGAAGAATATACAGTTTTACCATTTGCATTTGTTGGTTGATCTTTGAATTGTTTATAATTTTGTTTTAATGACGGTTTTGATGAAGATTTCAATCCATTATAACCAGTTGCTAATGATTTATTTGTTCCTTTATTTGCTCCACTATTGTTTATAACTCCAGTTTCAAATGGTTCAAAATTTACATCTGCAACGGGAACTGCTGTATCTCTAGTTCCTCCAGAATTTCTATCTGAATTTTTTACACCAACAGATGTTTGATCTAATCTATCATTATCATTAATACCTAATATATTTGTGTCTGGTGTTCCATCTGGATTATTGGTTGCAGTTGGTGAATAATTTGATTTTGGGTATGATGAATTTTTACTTGAAGTTTCTAATTGAGCACCATGTTTATCACCATCTTTACCCTTGCCATTTGGATATTCTCTTTTTTCAAATCTATCATTTGGTGCTTTGCTTCTTTCTGATTCAGTTCTTAGATCAGCAAATGCATTTCCAAAATATTCACCAAGTGTATTGATACTCTTGGAATTTAATCCTGCAATTGATCCGAGAATCATTGGTATTTGATATGAACCGGGATCTGCAAAAAACCCAAATACCCAAGTTCCTTCCACAAGACCAAGAGGAGTCCAACCCTTACCACTAACTGCTGCAGAAGTTACTCCTTGTATTGGTGTTGCCCAAGGTAATTTTGTTGTAGGTAGAACATTTTTATCATCATCATGATAACCCAGTATTCGTACTTTAACTCTTCCAATTTTTAATGGATCTTTTCTATCTTCAACTACGCCGAAGAACCATGCAAAGCCATCTTTACCTAAAAATCCACTCATCGTCCTACACTCCTAGGCAAATTAAAAGTATTTCTTACACTCGTAGTTAAATTTGGATAGCACTGTGCGTCCGTACAAAGTTGTTCAACTTTACCCAAACCACCCAATTCTTCAACTGTAGTTGTTCCTTTTAATAGATTATCTAATTGATCTGCTGCTGTATCTGCTGAATCAGAATATTCAGAATCTCTTCTTAGTGATAATGTTGTTTTCAAATCAAATCCTAGTGTATCTCCTCTATTGACTAGAGAATGTTTAATTTTTGTTATTAGGAACTTACCAACAAAAAATGGATCTCTTCTATCTTTTGAACCAGTACTATCAACTTGTGGTCTACCAAAAAATACAACATCTCCAAGATTCAAACCAACATTTCCTTTTATTTCAACATCAACGCCAAACTGATCCATTGCTTCCATAGAAGCAATTCTTTGTAACAACCACTTCTCTACATTGTTTGCTGGATTATCTGGATTTCCTGGCTTTTCATTTTTATCGTATAATTTTGTAGCCTTTGGATAGTATTTTATTACTGTTTCAGGATTTTTATACGCCTGATTAATTATACTTGCATCATCTGAAAAGTTTTTATCCACAAGTTGTCTGTCGTATAAGTGATCCTGTTTCTTAAATAATTCATCATAACGCATGGTTGTTTTTGCAAACTTTTTTCTGGTTATATCAAATGTTAAACATGTTGATGCATACATTCCGTCCTTTACATTGTTTAAAGGAGAAAAATCTTTAGCAACATGCTGTAATGCCTCAAATGAAGTTCTTTTTGTTATTTCACCAGAAACAACATTATTATCTGGCATGATTCGTATTGTTATACCATCATCTTCTTTTGTGCCAATTACTGGTTCATTTTTCATCAATCTACCAATACTAGTAAAATGGTGGATATGATCTATATCTTCATAAAAAATAAAGTTATGATTTTGTTTATCTGTTGATCCACTGTATGCTCTACTAGTAAGCCACATTATTGCTTTCATTGGAGAGAAATTTGGAATTACAACTTTTTGTTTTGAATTTGTTTCTTCTTCAACCGATACATCTATAGAAAGATAATTTTTTGCTATACTAGAAACAATACTGCTAATTTTATTATTATATGCTTTTCTTACTTTTTTAAATTCATTAGTAAACATTCCTTTTGAACAAAAATGAAATGTTGTTGCCTGTTTAAATATTGCTTGTTCACCAGCAGATTCTAATGGTATCATTGATACCTTATAGATGTAATATTTTTCTGCTTTTAATTTTTTATCTCTTGATACTGGTTTTGTTTTTGTTGAAAATGAAAACAAAACCTCTTCTCCCTTACCAACAATACCGCCTCTAAATTCTTTAGTTACTCTGCTACTAGGAACATCAACAATTGTTATATCTCCAGTTACAAATGGATCATATAGACTTTGATATAAGTTTATAGAAGTGACTACTGTTGTAACATCAACAGAAACATCTTCAGATTTTATTATTATACTTCCTAGTGTTTCTAAATTAATCATATTAAACAGCCATAGAATTTGAATATTCTTGTTCTATTCTTGTTGCTACCTCTGGTAGTGGAATGTAAATATAACGCTTTTTATCGTTTTCTGTCATCTCATATTGATAGTTGGTTATCACTTCATTACTTACACCATTTATGTATCCTTGTAAATAACCAAGTAATGGATCTAGATAAATTCCATTTGCCTCAAAATGATGCAAAGAATCTTGTTCATACAGGTTTACTCTACCAATTTTTGCAATTGTTGGAGTTGTGTCTAAAAATCTGACAAATTCATTTTTTGTAAAAGTGCCATTCAATTGTCTTATAGTTAATTTACTCAACGATGGATTCCAATCAACCACTTCTGCTGTTTTACTGGAACTAGTTGTTGATCTAATTACATCACCTTTTTTAATATTGTAATTATTGATACTATCAAGGTAAAAGAAAATTGAAGAAAGACCACCGTACTTATTTTTTACATAAGCATCAAATGCTGTAGATGAAAGTGGCCAATCAGTATAAATCCCTTTCATATTGTTTACTAATAAAATTATCCAAGAATATGATTGTTTATTGTATATTTGTTTAGCAATTGATTCTGCAGTGTCACCTTCTCTTACATAATATGGAATTGAATATTGTGTATTACGAAAAACTTCATATGTCTTTATGGTTGAAGTTATATCTGTTACGGTGATTTGGTTGCCGTTTTTATCTAATTGTGTTGTATATGGGTGCTTTGTAAAAAACATTTTACATCTCTACAAAATTGTCTGGTGGTTTGGAAACAGTTGGTTGTTCTAAGTAATAAGGTACATCTGGTGGTGTACTGTTTAATAATGGAGGTGGATCTGGATCATAACGAACTGTTGGTTTAGCATAAACCACACCTTCAGAAACCATTCTATAATATGAGAATGATACAGATTGTTTTACATAGTTTGAATCTGGTTCCCACGAATATTCTATAGAACCTATATTTGTTGGATATGCACCAATAAATTGTGTATTGTACACTTTATTATTTTGTGTATCCAGTTGAGTTAAAACAATTAATGACGAATCTGTATAATTGTTATAATATTCCACTCCATTAACCGTATCGAAGATATATTCTTGCCAATTTAAAAAGAACTTTCTTTCTTTATAATTGTCTGTCATTCTAAAACTTAAAGTCAATTCATTACCGTAATCTATGGTGTATGGTAATCTCAATACTGGCAAATTGTTCAACTTATAATCTGATGTAAACAATGATTGATTTGGTATACTGGCATTTTCACAAACAAATCTTAATCCATTCCTATCAGATAATGCTGAAAGTGTGTTATTTGTTAGTCTTGGTGGGAATACTGTTGCAAAAAACCTATTGGTTCTGTATAAGATTCCAGAAGTAAACAAAAAGTTAGCAAGTTCTGTTGCTGAATCACCAGTAACTGGGGAAAAAGAACCAACAGAGTCATATGGTTTAAATGACCCTGCGGAGATTCTATCCGTTAGTCCCTGAAATGATTTTATGCTGTTTGCGCCGTTTAATGGTCCAAATGGTCCAAATGTGCTCATTTAGTTTGTTCCTAGTGTTTTTTCTGTTATTATTTTAAATTCCCAATTTTGTTTTTTAGCAAATTCCGAAGCAGCATTCCACTTAGAATTATTTATTAACCAAGTTTTACTTTCTTTTATAAATGTTCTTTGCTTCTTGTTATCTGACTGTTTAGGTTGAATACATTGTCTAGATGGCTTGATTTCTACAAGGTAAACCTTCTTTTCCCCTGTTTTTTCTTGCACTTCTATGACAAAATCAACAAAATACCTATGAACTCTGTTATCTATGGGCGAAATATATGGTATAGCAAGTTCTTCTGATGACCATTTCAAAACATTATCGTTTCTATCACAAAAAACCATAAATCTTCTCTCTAATAGAGAGCGATAAATGATGTTGTTTGAGTTACCAACATACTTTTCTGGGTTTTCTGGGTGATATTTACCTTTGTATGGCATATAAATAAAAATGAACAGAATTCTTTCCTATTTATCTAAAAAAATGTTAATTAAAAAAGAAAACATAGCAAACTACTCAAAACTAGGTTCTTGGACTCCTGAAGAAGTTTCAGATCCTAATCCACCAGTTTCAATACCAGATTTGAACTCAGTACCAGCAAATTATGAATCTCTGATAGGAGATACTTTGGATGCTGCCGGTAGAGAAAAAACTCTATCAAATAAAGAAGCATTAAATTTTATTGAAAATAGAGCCAAAGCACTAGAACAAAAATTACCAACTGTAGATTCAGATATCATAAAACAATTATCATTTAGTGGTGATACTAGCAAATTAAGAGATTGCATGGTAATAGTTCTCTATTCACCATCAAGCAATGAAAATCCAAATTTAAGCAATTCGCCACAAGAATTAAACAGAAAGGGTGCGGAATTTGCAACAGTTGGAATAGAAAAAATTGGTGGTTATATTGATGCAATACCAGAACAAAAAATAACAAATGAATCTACTGCACTTGATAAATTAGGAGTATTAACAACAGGTCTTTTAAAGGGTGGTAAACAAGCTGTTGAAAATTTTAATAAAACAAAAGAATTTACAAGTAATAATATTGAATCATTAAATAAAAATTTTTATACTGAAGGTGATACCGATTCACCAAATAAAAAGAAAACAATATTTTTACCATTGCCAAAACAAATAAACGATATACACAGTCACAATGTTGATGGGTTTTCAAACAATCCGATAATACCAATAGGAGGTGTAGTATCCGGTCTTTTAAATTTAATTACTGGACCACTATCAGGAACACCTAATTCCAGAGCAGGTATTGGTAAAGCTTCTACTAATGTTGCTGAATTTCTTGCTAATAATGCTCAATTAGCAACAAGGAAAACAATTAATCCCGCTACAGAAACTCTTTATAGAAGTCCAAATTTAAGAAATTGGCAATGGAATATCGAATTCCAGCCAACAAGCAAAGAAGAAGCAGATCAGTTCTTAAAAATAGTAGAAATGTTAAAACAACACTCATACCCAACACAAGATCTAGGTGGTATTTTATATACTTTCCCAGGTACTGTAGACTTTTATTTTAGAATAAATGGAGAAGAATCTAAAGTTCTACCAAAAAGTCTCCAAAAATGTTTCTTAAAAAGTGTACAATTAGATTATACACAACAAGGATTTTATGCACACTTTAAAGACGGTAATCCAGTTGTAATTACATTGACTCTAGATATAGCAGAAACAAGACTACTTGATAGAAACGATTTGGAAAATGCATTTGGTAAACCCGATTAAGGAGTAGATTATGATTGATTTGAAAAATTTAGTATCACTTCCAACATACACAACAACAGTACCATCAACTGGTAAAAAGGTTTCATTTAGACCCTTTGTTGTAAAGGAAGAAAAAATATTATTGATTGCTTTGGAATCAAAGGATGATGAACAAATTATGGGAGCAATGAAAAGTATATTCAATACATGCTTTTCTGAAAAATTAAATATTGAAGAAATGCCATATTTTGATGTTGAATATCTCTTTATCCAATTAAGAATGAAATCGATGGGCGAAGTTGTAGAAATAATTGTTAAAGATTCAGAAACTAATGAAAAATTTGAAACAGAAATGAAACTTGAAAATGTAATAGTTAAAAATCTTCCAGAAAAAACATCAACTACTATAAAGTTGAATGATAATATGGGTGTTATTATGAAATATCCATCTATAAGTGAATTTATAGAGATAGAAAAAAATGAAAAATCAAGAACAGAAACCATGTTTAATTTGATAGTGTCTTGTATAGATAAAATTTTTACAAAAGATCAAGTAATAAGTACAAAAGAAAAAAGTAAACAAGAAGTTATAGATTTTTTAGAAAATCTACCAAAAGAAATGTTTTTAAAAATTACACATTTTTTTGATAAATTACCAAGAGTGACATATGAAGAAGAATTTGTAACTCCAACAAAAGGAAATAAAATACCCATAATTATAAATGATTTTAAATCTTTTTTCGAATAACGCTCTCGGTTGAAAGTTTGAAAATAATGTACGAAACAAATTATGCATTAATCGAGAGCGAAAAGTTTAATTTAGAAGAAATAGAAAATATGTTGCCTTGGGAAAGAAGA